CATCTCCAAATATATTTAAGGCCGAACCTGTAGGATTAGTACCAATAAGTGAATTATCTCCTATTACTACATTACCAGAATCAAGAATAGATATTCTTTTTGTTCCTTCATCAGTTTGAAATGCTAATCCATTACTATCGTGTGCAATTAAATCTGTTCCTTTTAGTGAACCAGCAACATGGAGTTTAGCTGTTGGAGATGTTCCACTAGGAAGTCCGATTGCAACGTTACCTGAAGAACCTTCAAATATGGCCATAAGTCCTTCTTTTCCGTCTCCAACTCTAAAGGACCTATATCTTGTAGTACCATTTTGATAGCCTCGATAATTTACCCATAAATCTGCAGCATCGTTATCATATCCATATCCACCATTAATTGTATTTTCATGGTTTGGAGATATATATATAGAAGCTGCGTTTGATGGTCCAAAAAGAACACCTATACCATCTCCAACATGCAGTCCCATAACTGGACTACTTACAACATCACTTCCAATTCCTACCTTTCCGTCACTATGAATTCGCATTGCTTCTGTAAATGAAACATCATTGCCTGCAGTTCCTGACCCGGCAACATAAAATTCGTGTCTTCCGTTTGATAATCCTAAAGCAGCTGCATAATTACTTTCAATATATTTATTTGTATTTGATGTTGTATCATAATAGAAGTTTGCTCCAATAAACGTACTACCGGCATTGTTTACATATATAGAACCAGTATCTAACTGTAACGCAGTCATGGAACCGTCCCAGGCCGATGGAATTACTCCAATTCCAACGTTGCCTGAACTATCAATACGCATTGAGTCGCTAGTACCAATTTTCCAAGCATGACTTGCGGCTCTAGTTTCTGAGTTTATATAAACAGCAGCAGTTGGGTCATAGTGCTGTGTTAAATTAGTGTCTGTAGATAGTTCAGGAAAGAATTGTATTTGTGAATTTGCACCATCACAAATTGCAAATTTAGAGCCTGTAGTTGTGGTATGTCCAATTGCAACATTGCCTGATGAATCAATACGCATGGCTTCTTCTGTATTAGTGCCACCTGAAGCTGTATAGAACAACATATCAGAAGCATTTGAACCTGTGTTATAGGTTGACCTTATGCTTATGTTTCCATATTTAGCTGCATTGTAAATTTCTCTGTAGCCTTCTAATAAAAACTCTGTTCCATTTGCACCTGTACTATCTCCTACTGAAACATGACCTCCTAAAATTGATAGCTTTTCTGAAGGACTATCAGTTCCAATTCCAACGTTGCCATTGCCATTAACGACTAAACGTGGAGTTCCAGAACTTACACCAATTGTTGCACCTGTTCTAAGTTCTAAATTACCATCTATATTTACTATAGCATTAGTCCTAGTTGAATCTTTAAAGAATAATCTTGAAGATGCGGCAGAATTAGACGTGTCTTGATTTAATATTATTCCAGCAATCCCACCTGTAGTTACATCTAATTTGGTGTCTGGCGAAGTTGTTCCAATTCCAAGCGATTCAGCACTTGCATCCCAAAAGAACTTAGCTGTAGAGCCTGTATCTTCGTAGAAGCTGATGTCTCCTGTATTATTGAATTTAGCAACACTTTTGCTGTTTACTTCAAAAAGATGATAGCCTGAACCAAGAGCAGAAATATGTTTATAAGCACCACTACTTGATACCTGAACAGAACTAGCACCAAAAGAATCAACACTTAATGAACCAGCTCCTGTATTTACAACAACATCACCATCAACAGTCAACCCATCCATTGTGGCTGTACCTGTTACATTTATGCCTTTATTAAAATCAAACTCATCATTACTTTCATCCCATAGAAGACTTGCTCCCGAGCCGTCTACAACAATACCTGAACCACCAGAACTTGCTTCGTTTTGTCCTGCTCCCAGTGTAATTGTTTGGTCTGTAACATCTAAATCTGTTACTGAAACAGTATTTAAATCGCCAGTAACATTTATATTTCCAGTAACATTTATATCTGCAAAAGTTGGAGAAGCTGAAGTTGCTACGCTTTGTCCTATACTTATTTCTCCGCCAGAATAAGTTACACCTGTACCCGCACTTAAATGAGCTCGTACTTCTGCAGCACTTGGCCCAGTGTATGTTATAACTCCATTACTGTATGCTAAAGAGCCATCTCCTCCAGAGTCAGTAACGCTTATATGAGCTCGTACTTCAGAGGCACTTGGCCCTGTGTATGTTATAACTCCAGTGCTATTATCATATGCTAAAGAGCCATCTCCTCCAGAGTCAGTGATACTGAAAGAAGTTCTTGCTCTCGCAGTAGTAAAGTAAAGATTTGAAGAACCTTCACTTACAGCATCCGTATCAATAGAGGATAAATGTGCTGAAGATATTGCGCCCGATGAGATATGCGCACTTGTAATTGCGTTGTCTGATATTACTCCTGATTTTATTTTAGTTGTCATTTTTTATCCTTCTAACTCCGTTATTCTTGATTTTAAATCGTCTATTATTGTTTGTTGTTTTTTCATTTAAGTTTTAGTCCTTGATGTTACTGAATCAACAGTAAATGAAATAGTAGAATCAATAGCAAATCTACAAAACCCAGACACATATGCATAAGAGCCTTGATGTTTTACAATTAATTCATATTGACTGCTGCTTATTCTGTTAACAGAAAAACCACTACTATCAGGATTGTAGTTTGCATTAACTAATGTTGTTCCTACTACTGGTGATTGCGAATAACCTATCATACAGGCTTTAGCAAAACCTCTTCTTGTAGTTTCTGAAGTAGAAGCAAAGTGTGTAGAAAAGAAAAAAGTACCCGAATTAAAATTACCAATAGTTATAGTAATAACGTACTCATCAGTTGTATTTAGACCTATTCCATAAGTATCATTATAATAATTATCTGTTCTAATATTTCCATCAATATGTAATTTTGTATCAGGACTTGTAACTCCAATTCCAACATTGCCTGAAGAATTAATACGCATTCTTTCTGCAGTTCCTGTTCCAAATCTCATACTATCATCTTGGTTTTCGTATTCTATAAAACCTGCATAACCTATTCTGTCTCCAAAGTTTATTACTGGATTTGCATTTGTTGCATAAGATTTTAAATTTAGGGAAGGCTCTCTAGCACCATTATCTTCACCTGTTTCAATAGTAATACCAACATCACCTGTTGCTGCATATACATGAAGTTTATCAGCAGGACTAGTCGTTCCAATTCCAACTTTGCCTGCTGAATCAAGAGTCATATTCGCACTTGCAGATGCGTTAGTTCTAAAACTAAATGCGTTATCGCTATGTGAATAACCTATTTGTCCTCTAAATCTATCATCACCACTTGCACCATCAGCAAAATAAATAACACCTGAATTTGCAGTTCCTGAATATATAGTCATACCTTCAGTACCACTACCAGTACCTATAACTAAATTGTTAGCACCACCATCCATACTTGATGCAACAGTATTTCCAATAGAAACCGAGCCTGAAGAATCAACTGTAACTTTACGTTCAGGAGTACTACCTGTCCATATTTGTACAGAGGCATCTCCTCCAAGAGCTAAATTACCACCTGAAACGCCTTGTGCATCAGCTCTTATATGATAAAAACCATTAGCATCCATGTAATGTTGACCATATAAAGTAGTAGAGTTATATCTAAGTGCTAGTGTATTATTTGAGCCATTCCCTGTTCCAATAGTTCCATGTTGAATTTCTAATGTGTTTGCTGGATTTGTTAATCCAATTCCAACTCTATTATTTGTAGCATCAACAACTAAAGTAGAAGTATCAAAAGTAACATCACCCGTAAAGTCTGGACTTGCTAATGGTGCTTTAGTCGCAATACTATTCGTTACAGTAGTACTAAAACTTGCATCATCTCCAAGTGCTGCGGCTAACTCATTTAAAGTATCTAAAGTTGAAGGAGCGCTATCAGCTAAATTCGCTATTGCTGTAGATACGAAAGCTGTACTTGCAACTGTAGTATCATTGTCTCCGGCAGAAGCTGTCGCAACAGTAACTGTTTTACCTGTAAGGTCTAAAGTTGTATGTAATTTAGCCGCAGTTATACTAGAGTCTGAAAGACTGTCTGTTGTTACTGCACTCGTTGCTATTACATCTGCTGTTATCTTCTGTATTGCCATTTTTTATATTCCTGCGTTCTCGTTTGCTGTTTTCTTAGCGTTCTTAATTTCTGTTGTCCATACAGCATTTGCAATACCTTGGACTTCTGTAGACTCGCCTGATATATCTGTATCTGTATGAGTCCAACTATCGTCATCATTCTTTACAGAGCTTACACATTCTAATGTGTGTCTATGAAAAGACCTATTTAACTCTACATCATCTTCTTTGATAACTGTAGCAGTACGAATTTGTATAGCTTTATGCTCTCCTACAATTTCGATTTTATCATCTATTAGTTCTTTTGTTATTGCCATTCTATTTTCTCCTATGTCCGTACCTAGAATCCACTAGGTATATTAGTTATTAAACTTTGTAAGTGGCTGTTCCTCTTATATCAACAGAGTTATTATGTGATGCCTCTAATTCACCATAAACTGTATAATCAAAGTTTTGTTCATTTATATTTATTAATCTAATAAAAGTATCACCATCAACTAAAATAGTTGTTAATGTAGAGTCATTTGGAGTGTAATATCTTGCATATATTGCCCCTGCTCCATTACTATCTATAGTAAAAGGTAGTCCACTTATTTGAACTTGTGCTGAACTTGTAGGCATTCCACCAGTAGAAACTATATGATAATGAACAGTAACTTGATTACCAATTTTTGTATAATGACCTGTAGCAGTTGTTAATGTAGCTCCACCAAAGCCCGGTGTCCAAGTACCTTCTTCATAATCGTCAAGTGCGTTAGCTGCTGCTGTGTCTCCGTTAAAGGTTAAACCACCAGCACCAAGAAATCTGCCCATCTCGCCATCATTTCCTGCAAAGACAATATCACTTCTTGATACGATTGCTAGATTATTTTTTGCGTTACTTGCAGTATCATAAGTACCTATACCATTAACAGTTATAGTTCCATCTTCAGGTCTTTTAAGACCTATAAAAGAACCCTTAGTATTAACATCTGCAATTTTTGATGAATCTATATAAGCACTATTTTCTGCACCAGTAATCTTTACACCATCATTAGTACCTGTAGTAAAAGTTGTGCTACCAGCACTATCAATCTGCATTTTCACATCATTATTTGCTATAAATCTAACACTGTGGTTTGTAGTAGAGCCAAAAAATACTGCTCCACCATCTGAAACTTCATATTTTGCTGTAATATCTCCACCAAAAGCTCTTCCCTGTAATTCTAACTTTGCTGGTTCATAATCTGCTGTACCACCATCAACTATAATTGTTCCATTACCAGGCTTAAATGTTATATCACCAGTAGAACCTATGTTAAGCCTAGTTGCATAGTTTGCATTATTAGCATCGCCTTGTTGTATAGATAAATCATTACCTGCATCATTTTGTAAAAATCTAAAACCGTAAACACTTGGTTTATCAAACTCTAAAACACCATCTGAAATTCTTACATTACCTGCAACATCTAATTTACTTAAAGGACTACTCGTTCCAATTCCAACATTTCCGTCATTAGTTATTCTGAGTCTCTCAACTCCATTTGAACCACCATCAGTTTGAATTACAAAATCAGCGTCATTAGTTCCACCACCCTCAACAAATCCTACTACTCCATCACCTGAACCTGTCCTAAAGTTTATTAATGAAGCAGTATTTGAACCTCCATGTGTATTATTAAGATAAAGCATACTGTTAGCAGGAGTTGCACCATAACCTGATGTTGAATAAGTTGTGGCAATACTATTATCTATGGTTAATTTAGCAGTAGGACTACTATTTCCAATTCCAACTTTACCACCATCAATTGTTACATCTGTTCCACCATCAGCACCAGTTCCAATAAGAAGTTTATCATCATTGTGAGCGTAAGCTATAAATCCTGCGTATTGGTTGTTCCCTGATGTTCCATCTGCAAAATGAAGTCTACTTAGAGAGCTATTACCTGCATAAATTGTTATTCCTTGATCGCCTGTACCACTACCTACTACTAATTGAGATGCTCCTGAAAACATAGATGATGCATTAGTAGTTCCAATTCCAATATTGCCTGAACTATCAATAGTAAGTCTTCTTGTATCAGCTGTTGTTAATGATAATGCATGAGAAGTTGTTGTGCCAAATTCCATATCAGTAGTTGCATCAGCATAAATTATTTTTGCTGCTACTGCTCCACCATCTCTCCTAAATTCTGCTAATGTTTCATCTTGTCCAGATGTATATGTACTTGAAAACACAGGTGAATCTAAAGGTGCTTTAGTAGCAATACTATTCGTTACAGTAGTACTAAAACTTGCATCATCTCCAAGTGCGGCTGCTAACTCATTCAGTGTGTTTAAACTTGAAGGAGAACTATCAACTAAAGCTGCAATCTCTTGTTGAACAAAAGCTGTTGAAGCTGGAGAAGTATCACTATCCCCTGTGGTCGCCGTTGCGACAGTAATTGTTTTTCCTGTTAAGTCTAGTGTTCCTGCAAGTTTTCCTGCGGTTACACTTAAGTCAGCAAGTTTGGCAGTAGTAATATTACCATCTGTAATTTTGGCAGCAGTAATCGCATTGTTTGCAATGTCTACGGTTGCGATATCGCTATCTTTTATTAGATTTGTTGTAATTCTTTTTATTGCCATATTATAATCCTGCCTCGTCTAATCTTGCTTTTAAATCGTCTATTATTGTTTGTTGTTCTTGCATAGCTTTTATTAAGTAGGGTGTAAGTTTTCCGTAATCAACACCCCAAGGTTCTTCATTAACATCCTCTCCACCTTCTTGAACTACATTAGGTATTACCTCGTTTAATTCTTGTGCAATCACACCAACTTCATGATGACCATTTTTTATCCAATCAAACTCTCTAATTTGTATATTGTTAATTACGTCCAATTGAGAAGAAGCATCTACAATATTTTCTTTCATTCTTCTGTCAGAAGATGTATTGTAAGATACAGTTGTTCCACTTGCTGCTGATACAGAACCCATAGTGCTATTACTATCGCTAAATCTTATAAATTGACCTCCAGTAGCATCAGTATCATTTTTAAATTGAAGCAACTGAATTAGATTTGAAGAAGCAACTGAGACATCAGTATCAAAAAATCCTACTATTCCACCAAACCCTGCTGTATAACCACCACCAGCAACTTGCAATTTACCATAAGTAATAAAGTCAGAAGTCATATCGCCTATTAATACATTTTTATTACTCTGAAGAATCATGGTTGGTGTTGAGCTTTCGTTAAATGTAAAGTGTATGTCTCCACCACCAACGCCTGTACCTTGATTGATAATTAATCTTCCAACGCTTCCATTTAAAAAACTATAAATAAAAGAACTTGTTGCACTAGAATCACCAGCGCTTAACCAAAGACCACCACCAACTGAACCATTAATAACAGTTGTAGTTATATTAGTACCTATAGACCTGTCTGCTGTACTTCCGATACCTACGCAGCCTGATGTATGGATACGCATTCTTTCATTTGCACCATTCGTGTTAAATGTTATTCTATTTGCTGATTGTATTAGCAAAGGGTCAGTATCAGATTGAATTGTTGCATTGTCATTATCAGTAAATAGCATCATTGACCTAGCGTTATCTGCTCTTGATAATTTTAGTTTACCACCAGCACCAATTTCTAATGCTTGGTCTGGGTCTGTAATTCCAATTCCAACATTTTTGTTATCTAATATAATCATAGCTGGTGTCTGACTATTTGCAAAAAGGTCAATTGTAGGTGAGTTGACCATGAACTGCATACCAGTTGTATTATCATAACCAATACCAGCATAAGCATCTGTACTATACTCACTTTGGAAAACCATTACAGGAAAATTGTGGCGTAAAAGCAATGAACGTCCCCACCCACCTGACATAGCAGTTCCACCATTTATTTCTAAAGGTGCGTTTGGACTACTCGTTCCAATTCCAACGTTGCCTGAATTATGGTCAATAACTAAATTATCAGATGTATTACCTGCGAAAGTTAAAGCACCACTTGTACCAAGACTTCTATCGTTTTGTATGGTAAATGTACCATTAGTTGTTTTAATTTCTAGCCTTGCATCATCACTAGATTCTGAACCATTTGATTCAATACGAGCAACTGCATCATCTGCATTTACTATATGAAATTGAGTTGCAGGACTACTCGTTCCAATACCTAATCTTTCAGCACTTGCATCCCAAAAGAACTTAGCTGTAGAGCCTGTATCTTCATAAAAGGAGATGTCTCCGTTGGAGGCTATGTTCAACCTATCTTTAAGTGCTGTACTGAACCCTGTTGTCGTTTTAAATCTTAATGATGTAGAGCCTACAGTGTCCTCGGAGTAAGTGTTTATTCTAGCCTTAACGCCCACGTTTGAGTCGTCATTAGAGTAGAAATCAATACCGCCAAGACTTTCTCCAGTGGATAGGGTTGTCGTGGTAGATTCAAGTTTTAATGTTGCACTAGAACTAGCCTGAACAGTCAAACCATCCATTGTAGCTGTACCAGTAACGTCTATGCCCGTGGAGGTGGTGGCTAGTTTGGGGTTACCCGCATGATATAAAATAACTTCTGCACCTGTATTCGCTGCAAGAAAATTTTGTGTTCCACTTGCTCTTTGTAATTGTAAATTACCTGCTCTTATTAAAAGATTCCCTGTACCAGTTTCATCAATAAAACTATTACTTCCATCATGATAAATCTGTAAATCTCCTCCTACTGCTGAACCTACTTCTAGTCTAACATTATCACCAAAACTTAAATCACCAGTCATAGTACCGCCAGCTAATGGTAATTTTGCAGCAATACTTGCATTTACAGTAGTACTAAAGTTAGCATCGTCGCCTAAAGCTGCTGCTAATTCATTTAATGTGTCCATCGCAGCGGGTGCGCTATCGACCAAAGAAGTTATTTCTTGTCGTACAAATGCAGTCGAAGCTACAGAAGTATCATTGTCTCCTGCACTTGCTGTTGCAACTGTAACTGTTTTTCCAGTCAAATCTAAAGATGAAGCAAGTTTTGCCGCAGTTACATTGGCATCCGTTATCTTTGCTGTCGTTACAGCATCGTCTGCAAGGAAGCCCGTTGTTACTGTTGCCGCATTCATTGAACGTGTAACTAATACTTCAAGTGACATTCCCGAAGTAGGAACTGCGTCTAAAGTCAAAGTGCTTCCACTGTAAGTATATGAAGATTTTGGCTGATATACTCCATCAACAAAAACGAAAACATTATTTTCATTTTCAGTCGTTAAACTTGTGTCATAGGATGCGGTATTTGATGTAGTTACGTTGTACTGACCTAAGATAGCATCCGTTGGATTGTATGTTGAAACCGTTCCAGTGATTACCTCTAAATCTTCCCCATTTGGTAAATTTTCTGAAAGTGTAATTTCTGTACCACTGAAACTATATGTTGATTTTGGCTGGTACACACCACCTATAAATACCCATGTATTGTTTTCTGATTGTGGATTCTTACCTGTGTCATAAGTAGCAGTACTACCATTTCCAGTTGCAGTATATAAGTCTACGCTTGAAGTTGTGTCTCCGCCGATAGCACCCCAAGCACTATTTGCATACCCTTCAAATTCATTAGTGCTAGAATTATATCTTAACATTCCATTTGCAGGTGAGCCACTTCTTTGTGCTGTTGTACCTGAAGGAACTTTTACTGAATCTGTACCGCTTAGTGTTAAATTCTGGAAAGTGGGACTTGTAGATGTCGCAACATCTTGTCCAATAGAGATAGCTCCGTTTGATACAGTAACTCCAGTACTTCCTGAAAGTCTACCATCAATTGCTGAGTTTGCTCTTGCTGTTGTAAAGTATAAATTTGTAGAGCCTTCGCTTAAGTCGTCTGTGTCTGCTGCTGCGATACGTGCATCTGCTCTTGCATCTGTGTAGTATAAGTTTGTGTTTTCTGCAATGTTTGCTGTTGTTAGAACAACTACTCCAGTTGCACTGTTTACAGACTCTACGCCTCCGCCTACATCTGCCCAAGCTGAGCCATTGTATATTTCAGGCTTACTTGTAGTAGTATTAAATCTTAGTTGTCCTTGTGCTGCTGTTGGTCTTTGTGCTGTTGTACCAACTGGTATTTGTAATGACCCAGTAGTATTGATTATTAAATCACCAGTCATTGTTCCACCAGCAAGTGCCAGTTTAGTTGCTATACTGTTTGTTACTGTAGTACTAAAACTCGCATCATCCCCGATTGCAGCTGCTAATTCATTGAGTGTATTCAGTGCGCTTGGTGAACTATCTACAAGAGCAGCTATTTCTTGCTGTACGAAAGCTGTTGAAGCTACTGTAGTATCATTATCTCCAGTACTCGCTGTTGCAACAGTAATTGTAACTCCTGATAAATCAAGGGTGCTGCTAAGCTTGGCTGCTGTTATTGCGCCATCTGCTATATATAATCCTGGTACTGTTGTTTTTGCCATTTATCCTTCCAATATTTCTATTCTTGATTTTAAATCGTCTATTATTGTTTGTTGTTCTTGTATAGCTTTCATAATTAACCTAATAAATAACCTTTAAACCAAGTATGATTATTATTTGCTAAAATTGTTACACTTGTAGAACCTGAATAATAAGGATGATATCTTACTTCATCTCCAGCACTTAACTTAACTATATGTGTTGTAGAAATAAACAAATCACCATCATTGCCCATCATATCTGTATAATCTGCTCTAGCACCATTAACAGCCAACCATGCTTGACTCCAATTAGTACCAGCAGTACCACTGTAAACAGAGCCTTGAATTAAATATGTTCCATCTACTGGTGCAGTAAATATACCTGTAGTGACATTAAAATCGCCGCCTATATCGTATATCTCGCTATTATATCTAACACCATCTCCATAAGAACCACTTGCATTGTAACCTGTTTGATTTCCACTTCTTCTTGCTAAAAAATTACATTGTGTAGGTTTTGTTACGTTGCCATCGCTGTGAATACGCATTGTTTGTTTAAAAGTATTAGCACCACTACGATTTTCAAAAACAATTTGATTACCATCAGCACCTGCTCCATAAGCCTTTAATACGACACTTCCACCATATTGGTCTACAGCATTACCCCCTAAATATATTGAAGCACCTGAACTGCTATTATCTGCAAAAGTAGGAGTAGTTATAGATTCACCATTAACAACACCAGCAGTTAAAAATAATCCTTGTGAACCTGTTGGTGCAAGAGACCTACTTATTACAGGAGTTGTACTTGCACTTGCTCCAACATGCACAACACCTCTAACATCAAGTTGTGTCACAGGACTATCAGTTCCAATTCCAACTTTGCCTGAAGTGTCTATGACTAATCTCTCTGTTCCTGCTGTATGACTATAAATTGCAAATTTATCGTTAGTTTGACAGTTTAAATCCCAATCATGAGCATCATTTTTTAATCTTAAAGAAGCACTTGAGTTAGTTCCAGCTTGTATAGTTATGCCTTTGTTACCTGACGGATTACTTGTCCCAATTTGAACATTGCCATCAGAAAGAATACGCATTCTTTCTAATGAGTTTGTATAGAAAGCAGCATATGCACCTGTGCCTGTTTCTGTAGCAGCACCTATGGCTAAACTTCCGCCACCTATTCTGTAGATAAAAGGACTATCCTGATTAGTTGGAAAAGCACCTGATTTAAATAATACAGTTCCTGATGAGTCTATTCTCATTGATTCTGTACCACCAGTAAATAATCTTAAATCTCCATTAGGAATAACTATAGCTGGAGTGTTTTCATTAAGAGTTAAATTATTTTCAATTTGAACCTCACCATTAACATGAAGCGTTTTTGAAGGACTATCAGTTCCAATTCCAACTTTGCCTGATGAGTCTATTCTAAGTCTTTCTGTTAAAGCTGTTGCAGAAACACTTGCTCTAGTTGAAAAGCATAAATCTCCTACTGTATTAGTAGAACCATCTAGAACATGACCTTTAATAGCTGCAAAAGGCGTTTTATTTCCAAAAGTAGTACCAAAAGCTACAGCACCACCACTACCTGCTGCATTAGCGGTAGCTCTTAAATATAAAGTAGCTCCGTGATTTCCTGAGTCTGTAAGGTTTGCTGTGTCTTGGTCAAGACCTTCAATATATGTTTTGTAAGAATTTGTAAATATACTCGTTCCAATTCCAATATTTTCATTACTATCAATTGTTATAGCTGTAGCATCTGCATTATCATCAATACCTGTTGAGGTAAACCCTGTAAGAGTTCCAACACTTGTAATATTGGGCTGTGCTGATGTAGATAAAGTTGCTGTTAGATTTCCAAAAAATTGAGCAGTACCATCACTAAATAATGTAAAGTCTGTTTGCCCTTGTCTGCCTATTCTAAAATCATCTTGAGATACATCAAGTCTATAAAATTCATAAGTACTATCATAGTCTGCTGCGGTATCTAATCGAATTTCTCCCCCTTCAGCACTTCCAGTAGCTCCACCACTAATTTCTATAATTGCAGCGTTATTATCTTCTGTTCCAATAACTAAATTTCCTGTAGTTGTTAATCCTGTAAGCGTACCAACGCTTGTAATATTAGGTTGTGCTGCTGTTCCTATTGTAGCGTCCACTGTCTTATTAAAAACAAACTTATCCCCTGAAGAAGCATATAGAAGTGTAGCACTTGCTCCATCTATCGTAAGACCTGCACCATTCGCTGCGGCTGCATTTGCTGCTCCACTTGCTAATGTTAAATTTAGATCGTCTACTGACATAGAAGTAGAGTTAATTATTGTCTGTGTTCCATCTACTTGTAAGTTACCTGCAATAACAACTGTTCCTGTGTTATTTCCAACTCCTGCAGGGTCAATCGTAAAAGAAGCCGGCCCAGCTATGTAACCACCTACAGTTAAGTTACTTGTTAAACTTACGCTGTCTGGTAGTCCTACTGTTACTGTTTGGCCAGACACAGAAGTATTTACTTCGTTTGCTGTTCCTGAAACTGTAAGAGTTTGGCTTGTATTTACTGTACCTGTTCCACTATCTCCTGCTAAACCTGTCTCAAAATCTTTTCCATCAACGTAATCTTTTACTGCTGCTGAAGTAGGTAAAGTAGTATCATTATCGTTTGAAGATATACCTTCTGATTCTGTTACAAATACTGCGTCAGCAATCTTATCTAAAGTTACTGCGTCATTTGCTATCTTTGCTGTAGTAACATTTGCATCAGCTATCTTTGCTGTAGTAACATTTGCATCAGCTATCTTTGCTGTTGTTACTGCACTACTTACTAGTTTAGCACCTGTAACACTATCATCAGCCATTGAAGCTGTTACAACAGAACCTGCTGCTGGAGTATTGACAGTTGTAGAAGTTAACATTACGACTTCTATATTTGCTGTACCAGTTGGGGGCGCACTGCTAAATGTTAGAGTAGTACCGCTTACACTATATGTTGTTTTTTGTTGATATACACCATCTATATAAACTTGAGTATTGTTTTCATTTCCTGGATTATTAGAGAGTGTAAAAGCTGTTGTACTCCCGTTACCATCAAAGTTACTTATAAGTACACTTTCTCCACTATATACATCGCCTATTACATATATAACTACATTATTTGTTCCAGATATTGGAGCAGTATCAAAAGTTATGTCTGTACCACTTATTGTATAAGCGTCTTGATTTTGAAATACACCATTAATAAATGCTATAATCTTTGACTCTGCACTCGGTGTACTAGAAAGTGTAAAAGTTGCTGTACTACCGTTACCACTTGCTATATTAGTAGCAAAAGCATTTGCAGAAGCAGCTCCTCCTGTTGGAGTCTCAAAAGTAAGAGTACCGCTACCATCTGTAGTTAGTACTTGGCCGTCTGTTCCGTCTGTAACGTTAAGCTCAGAGATACCTACAGCGTTTGCCGCAATTTCTGTAGATGTTACTGAGTTGGCTGATAAGCCTGAGATTGTTGCTGTAGAAGCACTTGTTATTCTTCCATCTGCATCGATAGTAATAACTGGTATGGCACTTGTAGACCCATAAGAACCTGCTGTTACTGCTGTTGAAGCTAGTTCTGTAGGGCCGATTGAATTTGCTCCTACTTCCCCTATTGTAACTATTGATTCTGTTCCACTTACATCTTTCTTAATAAATAACTTACCATCATAAGTATTAATGGCGATTTCGCCAAGTGCTAAAGAAGATGTTGAAGGTACTGCATTTTGAGTTGCAGACCTTTTTAATTTAATCGTTTGTGCCATATTTATGGATTTCCTTTTCTATGCGTATATACGCGGAAACTAATTATTAGGAGAATGTTCCTCCATCTATTGTGTTTGTCCAAGTAACTGTACTGTTTGCTCCGACTTGTAACATTTGTCCTACACTATTTGTAGAATCATATGTTCCAATTGTTAGTCTTTGATAACCAGTATTTGCTCCATTTGTATTACCAAATATTAAGTCACCAGTTGCTGTTTGTGTAATACCTTTAATTCTTAAAGCATCTGAACTTATTTCTAATGATTGTCCATCTACTTCTACATCAAGAGTATTTCCAGTCTTGGTCATACCTGTACCAGCAGTTATTTGACCAGCACCTGAGAATTGAGCAAAAGCAAGAGCAGTTGAACCTACTGTAATACTTCCATCTGTTGTTAGTACAAAACCACTATCAGCATTTACGCTACCTTCTGTTACGAAAGTAAACATACCTGAAGTAACTTCTGCATTAGCATCAGCATCTGTAGCTCTTGTCATTGCAGAGCCAGAACCATTAAATACGTAAATACCGTTTTCTGCGCCTGAAGATTGGTCTTTTACAAGTACTCTGTCATCACTAGAAAGAGTTACACCATCGATTGCTGCTGGTGCGCTTGATAAAGAAATATTTGAACCTGTAGTAGCAACTCTTACCGAGTCTTTAAAGTCTAAACCAACTTTAACTGCATCTACATATTCTTTTGATACTAAAGAAGTGGCTCCAAAACCTGATCTATCTTTATATCCTGATGGAACTGTTACTGTTCCTGTACCATTTGGTGAAAGTGTTAAATTACCGTTTGAATTTGTTGTAGAAATATCATTACCATTTACAGTAACGTTGTCTACTGCTAATGAAGTAACTCCTGTTATATCTCCACTGCTTATACTTGCTGTACCGTCTGTAAATGTTGTAGCAGTAATTGTAGTACCTGTTATAGCTGCTGCACTAGCGCCGCCTATAACTGCACCATCAATAGTACCACCATTAATATCTACAGTAGTTACTGAACCACCGTTTGATACTGTAGCACCTGCAAAGTTTATTGTACCTGTGCCTGTTAAATTTGTGAATGTACCTGCTGCTGCAGAAGACCCACCAATAGTAGCACCATCAATAGTGCCTCCATTAATATCAAAGTTTGTACCTTCTATTTCTACAGAACCTGCTTCAAGTTTTTTACCTAATGTTATTTTTTCAGCAGAGTTTGTGGAATCAAATGTTAAATATGAAGTAACACCTTCTTTGATAGCAAATGCATTTGCATTGTTATCAATCATAACAATTTCTGTAGCTTGGCTGCTTACATCAATAGAACCACCTGTTAAGTCTAAATCTAAATCAGCTGCTGCAACTATTTGAACATTTCCTGAACCGGCAGTAATAGAGTTAGCACCTATAGTAAGGTTTGCTGTTTTTAACTGGTCTATTTTACTACTTGAGTCTACAATGATTGCTGAACTAGCAGTTAAAGTACCTGCTGTATGGTCGAGCATATTTACAAATAACTCACCACCTATGATATCGTTAGCAGAGCCGTCACCTATAAATAGTTTACTGGAATTAAACGAATAGGCTAGTTCACCCGCAGCTAGGGCGCTACCAGGAGCTGCCGCGCTACTACTTCTTTTGATTTTGATTGTTTGTGCCATAATATTTTCCTATTTGACTTCTAGAACTGTCCTCCGTCTAGATTGTCCATTGTATCCGTTGCTGCGGCAAGGGGTACGAATTCAAAGTTATTAGTGGAAGTTTCTCTATATACTTTTAGCTGATCATTACCAGTATCGTACCATAAATCACCTTCTCCTAATGAAGCCCCTGAAGGGGTTGTTGATTGTCTAAAAAATTGGTCTGCAAGATGGTTAATAGCTGCTTGAAGCGAACCGCCACCAAAAGACCCGTGAGCGTCTGCTGTTATTTCTGCTGCAGAGGCTAATACTCCTGTAACCAGTGCCAGACTTGTTTGCACAGTTATAGGGTTGTCTGTTTGATTTACTGTAACATTAGTATTAGTTTCGTTTACTGTTACGAAAGTCGGCTCTTCATTAACCGTTACTGTAATAGCCATGTTATCTTGTTACTTCTGGAGTTACTGTTACGTTACCCTGTAATAAACGAGTAACAACTCCAGTACCTGACTCAATTTCTAAGTCGTATACATATATTCCTTCTTCAATAGAAGATGTAGTACTTGCACTGGCTTGTAGACGTATTATACCGCCTGAAGCGTTAGCAATACTGCAAGTTACAGTAAGTAGTACGGTCGTAGAATCATGCGTACCTCTAACTTGCATTCTTGGAGTATATCCTGTCAAATCCATAGCCGAGCCACTTTCCTGTACTGTAACAGTTCTATCTAATGTTGCTCCCTGTTCTAATGTGAAATTGTAGCTTCCTGCTGACATATCTTTTATACCTCCAATGTCTTAATTATACCAAATTTTATAACCTCTTGTCAAGAACTGTTTTTTGAACCTATGTAGGCTAAGCATCTGTTTCCTCATATGTTACAATTATATCTAATGAATTATCAACATTTGATAATGCACTAAGGTAATCAGTTGGATTCATAGTTAAAGTATTTGAATTACTTATATAACTAACTGTATCTCCTGAATTTATTACACCACTATCAACTAAAGCTATGATAGATGATGATGATGAATTGTAATACTTAAGTTTTAAATCAGTAACATCTTTTGTTCCTGTTATACTAAATCTCGATATTGTTGTTTCTTTGCCTGTAGGGCAAGTATAAACAGTTGTTTCTGTTGTCCCAACTCCTGTTGTTGCTGTTGTAATTTTGCTCATATTGTATCTACTCCTTGTACATCAAAAATTAAAAATGCATATGCTATAGACCTTCCACTAACACCACTAGCCTGTTGTACTGTTCCATCCAAAGTCTCATATCCATATTCACCTTGCATATTATTATAAATTATTAATTGTGTGGTAGTTACTTCATACCACACCCCTAGAACTCCTTCAGTTCTAAATTCTTGTACTCTTTGTCCATAATCTGAAGCTTCTGCTTCCATTTGATAGTTTGTGTGATTTACTGGATACATTTTTGTTGCATGACCGTTAAAGTCTAAGTCTGATTGAAAACACCATTGTACTATACAATAGGGTTTATATCCTAAATTATGTGTAATCGTAGCTTTTGTACTACTAGTAAACCCTTGTTGTATTTGAATACTTTGACCTGAACTGTTACTTACATTAGGGGGTACTCCTAATAAACCTTCCCCATGAAATTTAAGGGGCAAACTTCCAACTCCCACTCTACTATCAAAAAGTAAATTTTCTCCGCTTGTTAAAACTCCTGAGTCATTTACCACATCTGTACCTGATTTAGATACAAAAAATCCTTGGTCACTCCCCGCTTTTCCTAATAATACTCGTCTCGCCATTATACATGCCCCCTTAAAATTATATAGTTTATTGTTGTAGAAGTTGGAGTACCACCACCACTACTAAAATTCTGAAAATAATTAAAATTAGTTCCATATATTGTTGCAAAATCCGCATACGTTGCAGGGACTGTAAACTGTACTGCTGTAGTACTTACTGAAGTTATTTCATAATATGGAGAATTTATAATGTTATCATCAGGATAAGTAATTACTACAGGATTAGGAATTGCTACAGTTGAGAAAGTAACTGTAGATGTTCCTGCATTACTTCCACTTCGAGTTACTGTTGTTGACCCTCTTGCAATAACTTGAGCATATCCTTTTTCACGACTGTCAAAAATTAGTAAGTCTTTGTTTGCAACAACACCTGAACTATTAATTACATCTACTCCAGGCTTAGATATAAGCAACCCCTGATCATTACTATCAATTTTACCTAATAATACTCGTCTACTCATTTTACTAAATACCTCTCTAAAAAATAATTTGCTGTTGTTTCTACTTCAACTGCTGCAACACTTTCTGAAACTTCTTCTATGCTATCAACTTTTATATATTTATAATTATCATTAAAAATATAATCTCCAATCTTAATAGTGCCTATTGTTTTCCATTCTTGAAATGTCCAAATTTGTAAATTTTTATTAGCCTTTAGACTACTATTTATAATATAATAATCCCCCATAATTTTATTTGAATCACATACGGATAAAAATGCTTCGTAAATCAATGCAGATTCAATGTTAAAGGCATGAACTTTGTCCCACTGCTGAAAAGATTTTACATACTTTTGTAAGGAATAAGGAGTATTTATTAAAGAATTATGATGTATAAGTTTCATATGTCTCCTTATGCACCTTATGAATTTCATAAGTAGCTTCTAAATTAGTATTAGTCTGAGGCTCATTTAAAGAGCCATCATCATTTAAAACTGCGGGAATTTCTATAGTAAAGTCGTTGTCATAGATTTTTCTCACGTATAATTGTCCATTGTTATTAAAAGTTTCCATTAAAAGAACTCCAAAAATAAATTACCTGTTCCACCTGTAAGATCAGAACCCATATCCCAACTAGCGAAGCTTCCGCCTGAATTACTGTAAGTAAGTGAACTTCTTGTTTTTGTTGTTATCAGAGTAGCTGAATTACTTGTTCCATTATATATTTTTAAAGTTGTCCATCCAGCATTAGAAGTTGCCCCACTTACATGAAAAAAAGTATTTCCGAAAGAACTTTCTTGGTCACTAAAACCCCAAGTAGTACTACCATTATATAAATCGCAAGAAGTATCAGTTGCAGTTCCATGACCTCCTCCTATATAAGTACTAAATCCTTGAGATAAGAAGCCATAAGCACTGAAACTTCCAAGTGCTAATCCTACCGACCACAAAAGAGTTGCTGTTGTAGTTGTAACGGACCAAGTATCTGAAGTTCCTCCAACAGTTAGAGTAGTATTTACTGTAGCCCCTGCAGTGGCACTGGAAGTCATTCTTAATCGTATTGTATCACCAACATTAATAGTCTGATTTGAAGAAGTATAACTACCACTATTAACTTGCATTTCAGCAGAATTTCCACTTATAGAAGCTGTGACAGAAGTATTTATTCCTGCTATTGTTATTATATTGCTATATATTGTTGTTGAGGTTGATACTCCTGTTTGGTCGGTAAAACTGAAAGCATCAGGTGTAGTATCTGCAGCTGTAGTTGCAGTAAAAGTGTCGCTTACTCCACTAACATTGATAGTAGCGCTTTTACTTCCTCCTCCCGTTGCAGCAGTATTTAGTTGAACTTCTACTGTATCATTATTTACTGCAAACTTTGCTGCTGTTGTAAAAGAACCACTACTTCCTATTCTAAAACCTCCTGTATCTCCAGAGTACTGTACGTATACCATTGTATTTATTCCTGTTATTGTTATAGAGTCAGTAACTGTAGAACTTGCTGCTGCATTTGTTACATCTGTAAAAGTAAATTGGTCACAAGTAGCATCAAGAGAAGTTTGTGAAACTGTAAATGTCATTGAATGAGAGGCTCCAAACTCTGTATTTGTTGTATAAGTAACTGTTGCAGTTCTATCACTTCCACTATTATTTAAAGGCGCTGTTAAGTTATAGTTTCCTGCAGAAGAATTAGTAATAGAAGTACTTAACCATCCTCCTGAATTATTACTAATACTTGTTGTTGTTGTTCCCCAATAACTACTGTATGTATTATAGTTACCTCCTGCTCGTTGAGGGGTTGGAGCATACGTATTGTTAAATGCTGCAAAGGAAAAAGATGAATTACCAATTCCACTCAGACTTACAACTGGCGGCACAAACTTATCTACGTTAATAGTATTACTTGTATTACCATCTGCTCCTAGAGAGCGGGCATAGTAAGTTACTGTTGTATTTCTATTTTGACTAAAGTCTGTTCCATTCGCTGAGTAAGTGGAATTGTTGTTTGATACTTGTAAAGTACCTGAACCTAAAAATTGATGAGCTGCTGTTGCATCTACTGTTTGTGCAGTTGCCGTTGTATTCGTAATTTGCGTTGCTGTTATAGAACCTGGAGTAGTAACAGGAGTTTGACCTCTTGTTGTAATTGTCCAAGTATCTGTAACCCCTCCTACATTTACAGTAGTAGATGTATTAGTTGCAAAGCTTCCGCTCGTATTCATTCTTAATCTTAAAGTTTGATTATTTGTAATAGTTCCCGAAGTTCCATAACTCCCCCCATTTATACTAAATTCAGCACTATTTCCGCTAATAGATACACTGACGCCTGTACTGATTCCTGTGATTGTTTCAGTATTTGAATATACTAAAGTACTTAATTCTAAGCTGTTTTGATTTGTAAAATCATAGGCATCTACTGTTGTATCTTGTCCTGTGCTTACTTGATATGTATCACTTACTGTTCCAATAGTTAAAGTCCCTGATGTAGACGTACCGTTAGAAGAGCTTGATAGTACTCTTATTCTAAAATCATCCCCATTTACTGCTATAGTGCCATTTGTTGTATACGCTCCTTGATTCCTACTTAATTGAGCTCCAGTTACTGAGACAAGTGCAAAATCTGAATTATCTAGTCCAGCTACTGTAATTTCAGAAGATTGAAAATATGTATTAAGAGCTGCGTTTGTTTGAGGGCCTCCTAAGTCAAAAGCAGTGGGAGTGTTATCATACGCAGGAGAAGTATATCCACCTTGAGCATTTACATCCGAAACAAAACTACCTTGTTTTGCCCAATACCATCTAGTAGTTCCTCTAGGCTGAGTAAAACTTCCTGAGGTTTGCCAGCCCGAAGCTGCTATATTAGGCACAGGACTTATTGCAGTTGTTGCTATAAATTGAATTGTTGCTGTATTTCCTGTTCCTGCTGTTGAAGTTACGGTTAAGTTATCTACACTAGAAGTTCTTGATACAAAAGTAACTGTGGGGTCTGCTGGTGCAGAAACTGTGCCTCCACTACCTCCACCTCCTCCTGAAGCCGTTCCTGTTAGTAGAGAGTTTCCAAAAACAGTAGTATTATTTACCATTTTTCCGTATTGACAAGGAATACCTAAAATATCTACTTTAACAGTAACACTGTCAGAAGAGGCTAAAGCTCTATCTTCTATAAAAGGATATCCTGCATTTTGTCCCGGTCTTGGGTCATCTGCATCTGCAATATTTATATATTGTAATTTTAATCTATTTCTATTAGTACCTGAGCTTGCCAAACTGAATTCATAAAGTCCTCCTCCCCCTGCGGTAGGAAGGCCTGCAACTACTCTACCATAATAGTCTTGACTAGTCGTAACTGATGCGTATCCATAATCAAATACTGCAGTTGCAAACTGTGTTCCATTTTCTGAAATTAAATATGCAGGAATATAGTGATTACCATTTGCATCTGTAGTGCTTTCAAAAGTTTTATAAGACCCTGAGCCTAAAGAAGTAAAGCTAGTATTGGAACGAATAACTCCTGCTCGATATATTTCTGAATTAAATAATAAGTCTCTAGCATTGATAGTATCATCAATTATGTCGTCTCCAGATTTAGAAATTTTTAGTACAAAGTTTGAACCGTCTTTGCCTAGTAGTACTCGTCTTGCCATTATGAACTATCCGAAATAATAATTTGTTGTGTAAAAGCATTTATATCTATGCCGCCAGTGCTTACTGTTGTGGAACTACTAGTAGTATTAAAATTCATAGTTGTTCCTGTTAGAGTTATTCTTCCGCCACTTACATTTGTGTTTCCAAATCCTACAATATCACTTACTCCTAATTCACCTTCAATATAATTTGTGTCAATTCCCAAACCGCTAGGACTAATAGATACATTGGAGCCTGTAGGAGTAAAACTTGTACCATTAACTGTTAAAGTACCAAAAGTAGGTGCTCCTGTTAAACTACCATATGCTCCATTAAATAAAGGAGGTTGGTTACTTAAATTATTATAGTTTCCATCAAAAGTTGAAACACTTGTTCCTGAGCTAAATTGAATTGTATCAGCTTTTATTGCAACTGTTCCTGCACTTTCATCAAACTTAATAAAACTTCCTGCATCTCCTACATGAAAGTCTCCAGTAGTATCCATATAAAAACCTGCATCTGTATCTGTAAACGAAGTTTTATTTTGTGAATAAATTTTACCCCCTGTACCAACTACTAAATTACTTCCAACATTTAAATTATTCGTTATAGTAGTATCTGCTGTTAATTTAGATGCACTAAGAGTTCCGTCTACGATTACAGAGCCATTAAATGTTTCTACAACTAAAGAACTATAGTCTGAAGTTCCTACAGAGCCAGAACTTGTAGTCGCACTTCCAGTATATACTCTTGTTCCAGCTTTATCTGCGCTATTGTCTGTTACTGTTATTCTATCGTTTGGTCTTATCGTGCCATCAGAAGCGGCTGCAATTACTGCTGCTGCTACTGCTTGAGCGGTGCCAGTATCTAAAGTTCCTGCAAAGTCAGAAGCATCTGAAGCACTTATTCCACTTGTAGTAGATTCTTCAAAAGTAAATATACTTCCGCCACGAACTCCTGCCCCACCTGGTGTACCTGTTTTTGATTTAGCAATACTTTGTGAAGTCTGCAAAGAGAAATTTTCTCCATTTAATTTTTTACCTGTTATTGTATAAGTAACTACTACATTATCTGTACCAGTAGCCATTGAAGTATAATCATTTACAACCGCATCATTGCCGCTATCCGAGACACTTGTTGTAGAAAGAGTTGAGCTAGGACTTTGTGATGCAGATACTGTCCAATGCCCCGCTGTTGTACCACTAGCATCATAATCTAGTGAAGTGGCTCCTTCAAATACTTTTATAGTAGTGCCACTTCCTGTTAAGTTTCCTGAGTTAACAACCCCTGTATTTGTAGAAGGGACAGTATGTGCAGGGTTTGAATTTACAATTGTAAGAGCATCAGAACCCTCTTCGACTCTAATAAGAGTGACTGTATCTGAAACTGTATCGGCACTTACTGTTACTGTTACTGAAGTATTTGACCCAAAGTTTGCACTTGTTAAAGTTCTAGTATCCCCACTGCCTGTTAAACTCACATTTGGATTAGTGTTAAAACTTGAACTACTTGAAACATTTTGTCTATTTGCAGTAAGAGTTATTGAATTTGGGCTTAATGTTCCGTTTTTTGCTTGAGTAAACACTAAAGAACTTGTTGATATTCTTATAGATTTTGCGTCTTGTCCCACTAATCCTTCTATAGTTTTATTTAAGCTAATTACTGCTGTAGTAAGTAAAGTGTCGTCTGAGTTATCATAAATTGGTACAATTATACTTCCTGTTAGTGTTGAAGTCCCCGATAATAGTGCTGAATTTGAATCAATAGTAATTGTACCATCTGAAGCAACACTAGAAGAAACATTTGAGTCTGTTAAAGAACCATACCTATAAGAATTCGACGAGTATGGAGAAGAGCCATCATAAGTCCATGTAGTTGCTCCTTCTCTAATTACAAAGTCACAAGAAAATCCTGTGGCACTTGCAGCCCCTGTAGTATTTCCTGTAAATGTATGGTTTGTATTTGTTCCTGTAATCGTAAACCCATCGTTACCAGGTGCTCCATCTTGTGCGACAGCAAAATGTTGAAAACGTTGTAAGGTCGTAGTTGAGCCTACTCCATCTTTAACCGTAATTGTATAGGTAATTACAGGAGTATCCGAAGTTGCATTCCCATGATTTCCTATTCTAAATATTGTTGCATTACTATTTGCATCATTGACAGTGCTTTCTGAACCTGCTGTAATATTTGACGCAGATACTGCAACTCTGAAGCTACTGTTTGCTTGGTCGCCGGACTGGTCATTTATTAGTATATTTTCTCCAAGTATAACTTGAATATCTGTTCCAGTTGCGGCATAGTTTATTGAACCTGCATTTGTTTGTTGCAAGGTCATACTTGGGTTTGTTAAGTTTACAGTTATTTGCGCTGGAGATTTAGCTGTTCCCGGCACTCCAGCTGTTACCTCACTTGGATGATAAGCTGAAAATATTGTTGTTTTTTGTTTAGACCTTCTTTTTGATATAACTCTCTTATGTCGAATCCAATAGTATTTTGCTGCTTCTTCTCCTAAAGCGTGATTGAAGGTAGTCTCATTATCCGCTTCTCCTATTTTAGTAGCGTTTGACCTATTATTATCATCCGAAGCCCATATTTCAGTAGAATCACTTGAGTTTATAAAGTTAGTTGCATTTGTCCAAGTAAGAGCTGTAACTCCTTGTTTATCAGTAGAGCCTGTCAAATCTGTAGGTGTAGTAGGAGTCCCTGTACCAGGCGCTCCCGGATTTTCTGTACTACTTACTGCAGATGTTCTTGTATTTGATATTACATACATTGAATCATCATATTCAACTGCTGATACGCTAACTAAACAATCTGTGTTTACAGATAAATCTTGAATACGGAAAAGTTTACCACTCCATCCAAATCTATCATAATCTATTTTTAATACTTGTCCTGCTTTTAGTAGTATACCTTTTGGCATTATAGTAAAAGATATCTGCAAAGGAAAACGAGATTCTGTTAAAAATCTTTCTGCATTTATTCTTGCGTTCCAGTAATTTGTAATTCCAGAAAATTGTAGATTTCCTGTTTTTACTACATTTCTGTCTGCTTTTACAAAGTTTGAATTATAAAAAGCTACAGAAGTATTTGACCATTTGTTGCCGGGGTCTGATAGAGACGCGTTAATTGTATTAAAACTTTTTCTGCTTGGGTCTTCTGTGACTTTTAAAGAACCAATTATATCTCCATATTTTATATGATAAGGACTATTATCACTCGGAATATCTTCTTGAGCTTCTACTTCTAGTTCATATTTTCCATTAGAATAACTAAGAATACCATTATAATGCTCTAACATATTTGTAGTATTTTGAAAAACAGAACTACTTGTTTCAAGCACTACATTCATTTGGTGACGAGTACACCATCTTTGATGATCGTGTTCCCAGCCTACCCATCTCCAGTATTGTACAAAATCTGAATCATATAAACTATAATTTTCTACATACTTTTTCCCAAAGGTTGTAAGAGTAACTCCTGTATTTGTTGCTTTATATAAAGTAACGTTGTTTATATATGTCAATCCTTGTCTACTACCGTTGGTAGGTTGTACATCAATATAGCCATTTCCTTTGGAAGAAGGAACTCTAAATAAATCTCCAGAGTTTGTATATATGATATCCCCTACTTTATAGTATATCCATTTTTGCCATATTCTTTGAAATTGTCCTATAACATTTTCTAGTACTACTGAATAGTGTGTTCCATTTAATGTGGCGCTTTTGACTTTTCCTCTTGCAAGTACATTCCCGGAACTTGTTCCATCAGACGTTAATATATATTCATCTCCAACTGTAGCAGCCGTAGTAGCAGCTATAGTAATATCAGAACGAGAGTCACAAGTTCTTGCTGAATTTGTAAAAGTTTGTAATGAAATATCTTTTTCTAAATCTAAACCTTTTCCGAAAGTATTATTTGTTATATAATCTAATGTATGTAATGCTGGATTGTTTCCTGAACGTAAATCACTTCCTCTGCCAAATACTTTGTAATCACTACTTGCATTTGGATGGTCAATAAAATTAGTTTTTAATGTAGCAATCTTTGTAGTACCATTATAGTCTGTAATTCTTCTTTTTTCTCCAACTCCTTGACCTGAAGTTATTTCAATAAATTGGTCATTGTAAAAATCATCTGTAGAAGAAGCAGCAGAAGGTAGCTTAACTTGTTTAGAGCCAATAATTCTACCACTTGAAATAGTATCACTTCCTGTTAAAGTACCTACATAAACATTTAAAGTTACAACCTGATTAGAGTATGTTCCAGTTAAAGTAGAATTTTCTATTCCTTCTAACTGTCCTGCACCTGTTCCAACTATCTTGAATTTAGTTTGTCCACTTAAATCAGTATCACCTACAGATAATTCTAGTTTGCCTGTGCCAGAATTTCTTCCAATGCTTGAAATATTTGAACCTTGATTAGGTAAGTATGCATCTGAATTGTCTATATCATTATGATTCCATGTTAGCATGTGCCACATATTATTACTTGAGTCTTTTGCATAAAACTCTGTATGAATAGGTGCATCATCAATATAAGTAAAGTTACTAGAGTGATACGGTCTATCTGCAAATCTAATTTTATTATAGACTGAACCTGTTCTAGGGTCTGTTTCTTCGAAAACATCTCTAACTGTAGTAGTGTTTAAAACAGCATTATCACTTGTTCTATAAAAAGTTACTGATTCTCCCAAAGTAAAATTAGCTGTATCCTCGCTTGAATATCCTTTATCATCGTGTCTATAAGTGAAGTCGTAGTTATATCCTTCGTGTATTCTACCTCTAACAACAAACTCAAGTTCTGGAATATCTGTGTTTTCTTCATTTACTGTTATTTCCGCTAGTACATATGCTGTATCTAATAGTCTATGATTAGTTGACCAGTACTCTTCTCCATTTGAGTTATTAAAGTAGTCTATTTGGCGTTTAAATTTTGTTGCTCCTGTTGCTATATCTATAAGTTTTGAATTTGCTGTTTGGTCAGATTTTCCTGCATGAAACCATAGTTTAATAGGTTGAGGAACACTTATTTGAAATGTTTGTCCATCTCTTATGCCTACAGTGTTTTGAGTACTTCCAGTATAAGAGGTTGCACTACCCGAGTTATAGTAATCATAGTAACTTCCTGAGTCTGTTATATAATCGATTTCTTGCACATCATACTGGTCGTAAAAGTTTTTATCAAAAGACCTTTCACTATCATGAAACTTTGATTGTTTTCCTGTAGCATAATTTTGTAAAGTTGAAGAGTAACTACTGTTTCCTCTAATTGTTTCTCCTCTATCAGCTCTACCGGCACACAGTACTCCACTACTTTCTGAATTTGTTCCAGTTATTGACCTACTATCTTCATCTTCTTTATTTAAACATACTAAAGGCTCTCCATCAATATAAATATCATAGATTGCTTCTACTTCTCCTTCGGCTATTGCATACAGTACATAAATTGTGTCTGGGTCGTTGGAAGGAGTGTCTGCAAATACAGGAATACCCGGTAGTCTACGCACACCATACACAACAGGAAGATATTTTGAAACTAAATCAACTTTTAAGTCAACATCTCTATCTCTAGTTTTATCAACCATTTTTGTCTGTACTTTAGTCTTTAACCCAAACAATCCATGCTTAGAAGTTTTTACTTCCATTTCTTGATATTTTTCTTTATAAGTAGCAACAAGATTTACACTTGTATCTGCATGCATAAATCCCATATCATCAGCATATTCTTTTTTTAATGCCGCATCTCTTTGAGGACTACCACTGGCATTTAAAGCTCTGTGTATTTCATCGGAGGTCATTCTTCCTTGAACTTTATTAAAGTCTGCCCAGTGGCTGCTTAGTGTCCATTGAACTCTACTTGATCTTGAAGGGTCTTCTGTAATGTTTGCTTTTGTAATTAGCCCTTTAAATATAAGTATACTTGCATTTCCTTTTATTTGCCCTGTTTCAGGGTCAAAAAATACTTTATGTACTTCTACATTTTTATTTAAAAAGCTTGGATTTGCTAAATCTGTACCTCTAGCGAGTAAAGGCCCTTTGATTTCTTCTGATTCAATAGATACATTATAAAGCTCTCCACTACTATTTGTAGTAAAAGAATCATCTAAAGTTTCTATTGCTATGCTTTGGTTTGAGTTTGAGAATCCTGTAATTAGGAAATGTTTATTGTGATTTGATCCAGCCCCGTCATTAGCTTCTAACTTAATTTTGTCGCCTTCTTTGAAGCCTTCTTCTACAAAATCAACTCCAATACTATTAGTAGTAATGGTATTACTTGTAAAAGTTAAATTTGCAGGTATAGAAGTTCCTAATATTTCAGAAGCTAAAGTTAAAGACATTGTGTCAGCTTTTGCTTGAACGCTTTCTTTATATCCTGAGATATTTAAAAGTTTATTAGCTCTATATATTTGAGTACCATTTGCGCTTCCTGCATCATTAGTAGAACCGTCATTAAAAGAAATATCTCTAGTAGCGTCTGTAATATACGCGAATTTATTTGCATTTGTAGAAAATGTATTATTTGCACTAGGTAGTTGAGGACGCTCAAAT